TCATTCACCGTGCCATCATCAAGAAGGATTCCAAGCGCATCAAAAGAAAGCTCATCAGAGGCTTCGATTAAGCCTATAAGCGAGTTGACTTCATTCGCATCAGCAGCAGCAATCTGAAGAGAGCCGCCGCCCGAGAATCCATTATCAGATGCTGACGGCCCATAGCTAAATGTCGATGCTTTGTAAAGAGTCCCGCCATAGGAAAGATCATCAGCATCGTTGATAAAGTAAAGCGTGGTGGTGCCATCGCTAATGGTGATGAGCCACGGGAGAGAATATCCGCCCGAGCGGCGGCAGAGCCGCGCAAAGTTCTGGTTCACGCTTCCTCCACGGTAATAGACACTTCCTTTACGCGCTGGCCGGTTGCGCCATAGTCAAGGAAGCGATACTCTTTGAGCCCCGAGTGTGTGATAAGATTCGGGAAGTCAAAGGTCAGGGCCCCGGACTTTATATCATCATCATACCAAGATAGAAAGGCCTTGAACTCGCTATCCGGTCCGACATCTTCCATATCAATGAGGAATGTATGCTGTTTCCTTCCTCTGCTATTCTTGAGATAGGCACGCTCCTTTCCAGACTCAAACTGGATGCGCTCGACATTCTCTATCGGTGAATGATCCATGCCATACGCTTTCGTGTTTACTTCAGCAGACCAAGCAACTGCCATATCACACCCCCATTAGGAAGTATACCGGACTCCGCGAATGTTCTGCTGCATCCTACGGAATGGCCCGTTGAACTTTCCATCGCCCATATCCTTGCTTACTACTTGCCGAATTGCTATACGGATTCCCTCATCGTCAACAGTGGCATCAGTCTTGACGATATTCGCAGCACTATTATATACCTGAACATTGGGACTATTCCCTAGCTCACCGCTATTTATTCGATCAAAAAGATTCCGCTGCTGCCCCGCATTCAAGACCATTTCGCCCGAGTTGAGCAGCGATTCAATCTTGTCTCCTGTATAGGATGTCCCACCTACGATACCGCCTGTCGCAAAAGTAGGCGGGATAGGCTTAGCAGCGATAAGAGAGGCAAGCTGGACCCCGCCGAGAACTATGATACCTGCAGCAAGAGCCGCGCCTAACCAACCCCCACCATCAGCGAGAGCCTTGGTAGCAGCGAGGGCCACATTGGAAACTGCAGCAGCAATGTTCGCGCTCCACGCCCACATATCGATCTTGTACTTTTCCTTCGCGGCATTCCGCTTGACCTCGGTCAGCTTCTCCTCGTACTCCTCTGCGCTGATCGCCCCATCCTCGTATTGCTTCTGAAGCTCAGCAGTCTTGACAGATGCTTCATCTTCAATTTGCTGAGCCACGAGGGACTGGAGCGAAGCCATGATCTGCTGGTACTGCGCCGCAAAAGTATTTGCAATCTCTAAGGCTTTGAGGGTTTTCTCTTGCCGATCTGCCAGGGTAGCAGCAGCTTCTTCCTTCTCGGCTTCGCCAATCTGATCGATGAGCACTTTCCTCTTTTTGAAATACTCCTCTTGTATCGCTAGGCGCTCAGCTTCTGTTATGCGCTCAGAGAAAATAATCCCGGCATGCATCGCGTCCAAAGCATCAAGCTGCTTCTTCATCTGCGATGAGCCCGGCACTTCCTCGGTGATCGCATCAAGCGCAGCCTTCAAATCCTCGACAGCCTTCTTATGCTGTTCGGTCTTCTCAACATTCCAATCTTCTGCCCAAAGAATTATCTCATACTCTGCCGCCATACTTTCGATGGTGGCAAGAAGCTCCTTCGCAGCACCATTATTTTCGGTTATCAGCCCCTCTGATTCTCCGATCAGTGAGACATAGGACGCGACATAGGCATTGATGATCTCTTGCTGATCAGCCTCTCTCCCCTCTGCCTCTGCCTGTAGATTGATCTTTGCTATCGCATCTTCACGGGCCTTTGTTATTTTTTCGATGTGTGCAAGGGCTTTGTCATTTTGATCTTTGAGCTTTGCGTCATCGGCATCCTTCTTAGCCTGAGCTTTCCTTGCTGTAGCAAGTGAATCGAGCGTAGCCTTGCGGGCGGCCGCGCGGGCCTCCTCCTCTTTACGGATAGACTCGATTGCCTTGTTTGTGCTCGCTCCGAATATCCCATACGCATCATTCAGCGCGAGTATTTTATCGGTGGTGAGGCCAAGCTCCTCTTCGGCAGCATTGAAAACTTCTTTCACTAACGCTGGATCGCTTCCTGCCGCGCCGAGCCCGCCTGTAAGGATATCAAGAATGCCTATGGCTTTCTTCTTTGCGTTCTTTCCATACTTCGCTTCCCACGTTTCGAGGAAGGTTTGCGCAGTAATAGTCTGATCCATGAGGGCTTCTTTTGCAGCCCTATCATATTCATCTTTCTGCTTTTTAGCATCAGCCCAGCCCTGGATAAGCGTGGCAAAAAACTCACGCGCAGGAGCAAGGCCGCGCTCAAATGGAGCGCCAAGCACTTCTTTCAAATCGCCAAATGCATTCTTGAGTTTATCACCGGACCCGACATTGGTCGCAACCTCGGCGGCCATCCCCTTGTAACGCTCACCGAGAAGCTTGACTGCCGCGCCATTCTTCATCTGCTCTGCTGTAAGGCCGCGAAGCTCAGGGACAGTCTCGCCTAACTCTCCCGCGAGGCCTCCATACGTCTTGTTAAGATTGCGCACGGCAGAATCAAGCGACATCGCGCCCGAGGCAGAAGCATCAAGTGCCACCTGCATAATCTCTTGAATCTGTACTTCTGTTCTCCCGGCAGTAGCGAGCGAAGCCATGTAGGGGAGTAGTTGCTCATCGCCTATAGCAGCAACAGCTTGAAGCTGTCCAGCGTATGACTTGAGCCGCGAGACTGCCGCCTCATCAAGGTATGGATTATTCTTTGCGGCAGCTTCAAGCTGAGTCTCTGCTTTGTACTGGGTGCGATATGCGTCGGTAAGATCGCCTACCACTTTCGTGGCGAGCTTGACAGCAGCAGCAACTCCCGCAGCAGCAACTCCCGCTTTGAGAAGTCCCCCGGTAAAGTCCTTTGTACCTTTAGTTGCTGTGCCGAGTTTCTTATCTACTTTGCCGAGCCCCTCATCGAGGCCCGTCTCATCTATCTTAGTGCCGATTCGGACAAAGCCATCTTCACCAGCCATTATATACTCCCTTAGAATTGCGCGTTGTGGAAGACCGCGGCGAAGCGCTCTTGCGCTTCCTTATCCTCCGGGGCCGCGCGTTCGGGCAGTGCCCATATCTGCTTCATCCGCCCTAGTTCCTTGTTCTTTCCGGGCACGCATGACCGATACCACAGAATGTCATTAAGCTTGGTTCCATGAAGCCCCGCGATCATCGCACGCACTTTGTGCCAATGCCATTCCTTCTCGTACAGATCGATCCCATAGCATTGAAGGATCGCGGCATAAATCAATTCAGCATCGATGCCATAGTCAAGGACTCGCACGCCATCATCATTGCCAAGAGAGCGTGGCACTTCGCGCGGCTCCCAAAAGAATTGAAGCAAAGCGTCAACGCCAGCACGCCCGTCATCTGGCAGCTTATCAACGTACAGAAATGCGAAGTCATTCACAAACTTCTTAGGCTGTGAATAGACTTCATGGAAGCGGAACCAATACGGATGCCCCGTATGGATTGGGTAAAAGCTCCCGGCCACTTCTATGTCGGCCGGGAGCATAGCCTTGCTCAGGTCCACGCTTTACGTCAGAGCCAAGGTCATGGCCGGGGTGTCGTGATCGGCCTCGAATACCGCCGCCGCGTCCGTGGTCAGATACGTGGCGCCGACTGCGATCTGCTCGCCTTCGACTAGGAAGAAGGAAGCCTCGCCATTGACATCGGTGAGCTTCTCCACGCCGTTACAGGTGACGAGAGCACCGGCCTGATCGCTGCCGTCCGTCTGGACAGTGAAGGTATGGAGAAACTCCACCGTGGTGTCGCCGGTGAACTCGGGCACTCCAGCCGTCACGGTAGCAGTCCCCTTCTCCACGGTGCCGTTGAAGTTGATCTGCGCGGTGATGACGCTCTCGACCGGGTTGAGATTGTCGATCTGGATCATGCAGCTCGCCTTCCAAGCCTTGTAGCTGGAGGCGGCCCCGTCGGCGCCGTAGAACACCACGAGGATTTCCGAATGGGCATCCGCGCCGACATCCTGTTCGAAAAACTTGCTGAACAGGTACTCGTACTCTGGCTCGCCCTTGTACATAGTGATGGGCTGCGATAGGCTTGGCGCGTATCGGTCCAGCTCCGTGGTCGGGGCCTCATCTGCGATGTAGTCATAGACTTTCGTCTCAGGGTTCATCGCGATGTCGTTGGCCGTGCTTTTCTTGATCTGCTTCCAGACCGGCACCGACGGGGCGCCCGTGTTCAGAAACAGAGCAACGTGAAACTTCTTGAGCATCGAGCCGCTAGGGACGGGAAGATCCATGGTCAGCCTCCTTTAGGCCGCATTTAATCCATCGTAGTCAACCACGATGGTAGTGACATATATACTCTCGCCAGTCTCCTCGCGCGAGACAAACGACACGCTTGTCGTTGATCGGATGCGAACTGCCAAACATCCAGTCAACGCAATTTCCTCTTTATCGAGAGCCGCGCGGATACTTTCCAGCTGGCTCTGAGCAATTGATGGATCGCTATTCCGCGAATAGAAGGACAGCTGCTGCGTGCCCTGGTATGATCCGTCAATGAACTCCTTGACCACGGCAGAAGAAGGATCGCCGCGAACCATAAGGCCTGCGCTTGCCGGGCCAAAGTTGTCTTCTGTGATTGCCGGGAGAGTGGTGAGCTCTGTAGCAATCCAGTCACGGATATCAGCTGCTATACTCACGATTGGCTAGAGCCTCCCACTCTTTTCCGCGCGTAGACTTTGCGCGTTCAAACCACTTCGGGCTCGCATTTGGGTTAATCTTCTTTGAAGGGGCGAGCGAATGATACATAGCCTTGGCATAACTCACAGCCCAGATAAGATACCCTGAACCAGGCTGAGAAGCCGCGAGAGAGGATCGCTCAAGGAATCCTTCCCGCTTTGGGATGAAGTAGTTGGAATCCTTGAGGGCTTGCTGATCGAGCTTGATCTGCGCCATGCGCAGTCGTGGCACCTTGTTAGCCTTGACAGCGGCAGGGTCAAAGGACACTTTGACATTAGGCCCCGACAAGGCGCACCTCCCAGAAGGAAACAAACCCAGTGAACGGATTGGGCGTTGGAGTTGCCCTGCGTACTGTATACGTGATCCCTTCATACACGATCTTATCAAGCTGTTTGAAGATGCGCCTAGCGGGGAGAGAGTGAAATGAATCGTAGAGCATTACCATGTCATAGCGATCCTTTTCACCGAGCGATCCTTGCTCCGCCGCTCGTGCTGGTTCTAGGTAAACTTTCGATACAGAGACCGGAGCTGCCCAAGTCGGATTGCCGAATGAATTAGAGCCTGTATTCTCGGCGTGAGTAACTGACATCTTAAGCATATAGAGGGGCATCGGTTCCATCATCGCACTCCTACACGCTCACGCGCGTACTGCCTCGGTCTGTCAGTCTTAGCTGCGAACTCACGGACAGAGGCCTGTCGCGCCTTGACGCGGGCCTTTGCTTTCTCTAACACGCCTGGGTCATTGGTCTTTTCCGCGAGCTGGAGCCCGAGTTTGGCCCTGCGCACCTCACGCTCCAGATGTCGTTGCTCTTGCTCTTCCGCGTAGGCCTTAGCATTCTTCTGCTCACTGATAGGCTTGAACGTTTTTCCGACATCAGGGAAAAAGGGATAGGCGACGTGGCGGCAATTGATGCCGAATAGGCCGCCGGGATCGCCATAGCTAGTCGCAGAGAGAGGCGGGTACTTCTTGGAAGCGCCGGAGCGGCTAAAGACGCGGCCTTGATATGGCGCGCACTTCTCTCTTGCTCCTAGATGGCTTGATATCTCAATCAAGTCCTCGCCTAACTCGTCCATACGCTCCCACTGTACCGCTGTCGCGGCATTAGTTGAACTGGTGCGGATTGCCGCTTGCGCGTAGCTCTCTAGGCTCCAAGCCCTACCGCTTTTCGTCACAACAGAGTCAAGCCCTCCTTGCGCCCATTCATCAACTACTTCAGCAATAGCCTGTCGTCCTGATATGCCAAGCTCCACCTTTACAGCAGCTTTACGGATTGCCGCTTGATACTTCTCTTGCGCGCCCGAGAGCATCGTTGCCGCCACCTCGTTGATCTGTACGAGTGCCGAGCGCTCCCAGCGTTTAATGATTGCGATGATCGCTGGGTCCGCATCCGGGGCAAGCACAGCAGAGATAGGCTTTCGAGCCGCACGAGTAATTCGATCAACAATCGCCGCGCGATCAAGTGCATGCTTGCGTATCTCCGAGCGCACAGCTTTCAAAAGAGCTTCACGATTCTGCCTCCAAGCATTCGCAGCAAGCTCTTGAAACAAACCCATCTGCCTAAGTTTCCGAAACTGCCATTCTGCGCCATAGTCATGATCATCCATCAAGAGCTGTGCCAGCTTCTCAAGCATCTCGGCTTCTATCTTGATTACAATCTCGGCGCTCGTCATCTTAGTCTCCGGGGATGTCTACGAATACGCCGCCGCCAGCGGCCACTCCGGCCTTACTAAGAGCAGCAAATATGATTGCTGGCATCTTGACCTCGGATAGAGTCTCACTCCATACGCGATTACCCATGGACACAACGCCAGAAGCCCGAAGCGCTTGACGCCGCTCATAGTCCTCTCGGTAATTGAGTAGGAACCATGAAGCCTCCATCTGAGCATGCCGGATTGCCGGATGCTCCGAGCTTTCGCTCAGGGAGAAAGCAGAATCATACAGCAGCCAATTAAAGGCGGTGACAAGCAAAGCCTCCTTGTCTGCGGTTGATAGAGCAGCCCACGCAGTCGCCCCTACGCGCCTGGCGAAGTAAGCATCAGCCTCTGCGACCGTCACCCAAGTATCAACTCCAACTGTCACCGCCATAGTTCCTCTCCTTGTCCAGGGCCGTTAGGCGAAGGACAGCTCGCGCGTCTGGTCTGCGTCGCCCACGATGGCGCCGAACGCAGTCCAGTAGGTCCTGATCTCGTTCAGGCTCTCGATTTCCTGTTTGCTCAGGCCCAGCTCGCGCAGATATACGCTGTTCTGGATCTTCTGACCGGGCAGGACCAAGAGAGCCTTGCCCGACGTGATATTGGAGTTGAAGGAGTACTGGGCATCGATGGGCCAGTCCACGGGCGTGCCCTTACCGCCGTTCGCTAGGATCAGCTCGCGGCTCGCCTTGATGGCCGCGTTGATCCTCGCGCGCAGCGTGGGATTTGCGAACAGGATCATGGGTGCGTTGGCCATGTCGCCATAGCCCTTTGCCTTGCACGCATTGCCGATGGCGTAGGCGCCCGCGTTGAGGGTGGCGATGTCGCGGTCGATGGTCTTGTCCGCTTCGACTCCCCGCCAGGCCGTCGTGCGCGTGCCCGCGGCCGTGGACAGGAGGCCGTAGTGGATGTTGGCCCAGAGCTCGTACAGCTTCGCGCGCATGATCTCCAAGCGCTCAGCGAAAGCGTACAGCTTGTTGCCCTCCATGATCTCCCAGGTCACGCCGAGGCCCGCGCCGTACTTCTTGATGGCGGCAGTCGCCTTATTCCCGGACACCGGGCGGATATCGACCTTGCCGCCCTCGGGAATCTCGCGGAACTCGATGGCGTTGGTAACGTCGGTGAGTTCCCAGGACAGCTGGCCTTTCTGGAGCTGGATGCCCTTGAAGACTCGCTGCCACGCGAGGTCGAAGTTGGGCGCCTGCACGATGACATCGAATACGTCCTTGGTGAGCGTGGGCAGATCGGAGGAGCCCGCGAAGGCCTGTATGACCAGCTTGCCGCTCTCGTTGTCTTCTGCCTCGGCGACCCCGTGGACGAAAGCCTGGAGGGAGAGCCGAAGAAAATCCTGCTGCTGCGCAGGATTCAGTGGCACCTTGAACTTGGTGAAGTTACTGGCGCGCGTATCGGGATCGCTCATATGGCGAGCGACAGCGAAGACGCGCTCCATGTCGAACTTGTTGGTGAGTATCTTTCCCATATCGTGACCCCTCCTTTAGTCCGTGACCGCTACGACAATCCACTTACTCGTGGCGGTGTCGTACTTGAGCGTGTCGTTGTTGGTAACCCCCGCGGCATTGACATCCGCGAGGTCGGCGAGGGCGAGATCCCCGAGGTCCGTTATCTGGGCCATCGTGATATCAAGATCCCCGAGGTCCGTTATCTGGGCCATCGTGATATCAAGATCGCTGAGGTCAGAAATGTCCGCGAGGGTGATCAGGTCGCCGGAGCCAGTGGACAAGGCTCCGTCAAACTCCACGATGACCTCGGTGTCCGCCGCGAGGGCGGCACGCTTCGCGTATCCGATCAGCGGGTCAGAGAGCGTCTTGCTGACCTTGGCTCCCACTACATTGTAGTGGACGCGCTCGCCGGGCGCGAAGGCGAGATCATCACCAGCGACCTTGGTGGCCGCCGCGCGTTCCGCGAAGGTCACATAGCTGCCCTTGGCCGCCGCGCCGTATCCCTGGAACGCGAAGGCATTCAGGGCGCCGCCGAGCGTGTCCTTGGCAATGAACTGCCCGCAAGTGACCGCGCTGGCATTCGCGTACTCCACCTCGCGGTAATTGGAACTGAGAAGCCTTATCATGCTTTCCCTCCTGTGATTTCGGCGAGAGCGGCCGCAACTGGGCTGGCTTCGCCTTTATTGTCCCCGCCATCGGCAGGTTTCGGCGCGGCTTGCTCCGGGACTCCGAGCAGCTTGGCAGTTTCAGCATACTCCTTCGCCTCGGTGTCGAGCCACGCCTTGATGCCGTCATCGTCCAGCTTCTCAAGCCTCGCAGGATCAAAACGGCGCTTATAGAAAGCCTTTTGCTTGTCCGTGGATCCATCCGGTATGAGTTTCTCCAGACGGCTCACAGCCTCAGCGCGGGCATTCTTCAAGATTGCTTCCTCCGAATCCTTCTTGAGCTTGTCGGATTCGGTCTTGATGGTATCGCGCTCCTGCTTCGCCTTCTCGCCTTCCGCGAGGATCGGCGCGAACACGCGATCATTCTTGATGTCGTCCAGCGAGAATAGCTGGTTGGGAAACACATTGTGTTCCTTTACGAAATCCCGCACTTCCTGGAAAGTCATCTTGCTTCCTCCCTCTCCGGGTTTCGGCTTTGGGTCCGAGCCCGATTCAAAACATTGCAGCACCGCGAGGCGCTGCGCTCCGGCAAATGCCGGGCTATCCTTATTTGAGGATGATAGCGCTATTCCAGTGACTGAGTCTACGTCACCGACAACGTTACCATCCGACGCAACCTCGGCCTCGATTGAACAGACATCGAGGTCCGGGCGATCTTCTCCCAGAACAGTTACAGCAACCGCCTGGAGCTTGTCCCCGACCTGGCGCGTGAACGTCCCCACTACTTCCCCGAGCGGCTTTCTGCCCGCGTGAGAGTTGTCCTTACTATGGCGCTCGAACAGTTTTGTCCCTGCCTTGACTACTTCCGCAACGCGCCGAATGACAGCCCGAGGCCACTGAAGCCGCGCGGGACCCTTGCCCGAATTGAGGATGCGTGGCCTGCTCTCGCCTTCCTCCGCTATCGCGTATATGGAAGCCTTCTTTCCTTTGATCGCTTCGCGTATCTCGGGCGTGAGCGCATCACACACCTCGTCTTCATCCATGGCGAGCGCTTGAATCTGTATTGTCATTCCTGCCCTCCTAAAAGATCAAGGCCCGGAAACTCCGGGGCCTTTGGCTTATTTGCTTGCTCAGCCTCGACAGCTTTTTTCGTCACAAGCGGATCGATGCCGGGGATGAAGCTCCGATAATCGTCAATGGAGATTGCGGTGTCCATATAGGCGACTGACAATGCCTTTATCATCGACTCGAAGCGCCCATAGTCTATAGAAGGAATGGTCACGGTGAAATCATCCTGGACTGCGGAGATTTCTGTGCCACCAGAATCAATATACATGGCCTGAGCCTTCACTATCAATTCATAAATGCCTTCAGCCACCATGGTACGGTCTCTGCTGGTGGCATTCGATATCATCTGGTATAAATCCTCGGCAGTCGCGCGATTGCTCATAAGGTCAGTGTGTCCGAGCCAATGGACGGGAACGCCAGTGACTGCTGATATATTCTTAGCTATGGAAGCAAGCTCACCTTTGAGATTGTCGAGGGTAGCGATAGTTGCTTGAATGAAAGAGAGGGTGGCCGTTCCGATAAAGGCTTGCCCGATTCGCCATCCCGTGCGCGCGAGATTCTGCCGCAGGGATTCTGTCTCCTCATTGCTCTCTGTATGGAATGCCGGTGTGATACGGGCTGCGACATAATTGGTACGGCGAATATCTTTCAGAGCTCTGTCATAGTTTTCGCAATCGGTAAGCACAAGCCCGGTACGGGTAGGGGCCTCATCAAATTGGCAATCGTCACCCGAGGGCCGGATATGCGTGAAGCGGTCTGGTGCAATAACGGTTTTGTTTCCGCCCTTCTCGAACACGAGAGAGCCATCAACGATCTTGTATGTTGAGGCTTTATTATACGGATAGCGGGTAAGGATCGGGAGGCTGCCTATGACAGGGCTCAGTACAAAGAGGATGCGCCCGGCAAGCTCAGCTCCCAAAACGGCATCAAAGAATTGCGAGCCGGAAAGCCGCGAGGCCTTGAGAAACTTCTTGACCCATGTCGTGAATACTTCATCCTTGGAAGCTATAGCCAACCCCTCACCCGCTATGAAGGAAGTACGTGTATCGATGATTGTCCTGACGGGAGCGCACCCCCAATCTGACTTACCGCGATACTTACGATAAGTCTCATCAACCTGCGTGCCGTAGGAAAGGTATTGATTGGTGATGCCTTGAATGCCCGTAGTCATTCGCGCCCAGGTAATCCCATCCTCGATAGTAACATCTTGCTTCACGCCTTCTGTGGCTTGTATCTTTTCTTTCTTTCTATTCAACAAGCCCATATCGCCTCCATTCACCAGACATCAATCACAGCGACATCGCCACGTGGCTTCTGTGCGGTCCCTGGATAGAAACAAAGCATCATAGCATCGGCCTTATCAGGGCTTCTGCCATAGCGCTTTTTGAAAGCATCTTTAGGCTCAATCTTCTTTCGATCATCAGAAGTATATTTGTACATGCGCGTAGACATCTCAGCACGTAATTCAGGATCATCAGGAAGGATCGCGCGACCAATCGGGAATGTAAACCATTGCTCATCGGCGCATGTTGTGTACAGTTTCTCGTCATTCGGCGTTCCGCCATTGAGCACGGGAATTGTCGCCTTGCTTCCAAGGTCCACTAGCTTGTCGGTGACGCCGCCGCCGACGCCAGAATCGTCAACCTTGATTCTAGTATGCGGATTGCGGTCTGCCATATCCCACGCGCATCGGGCTACCTGCTGAGTATCGGCCCCATTAAACGTCTTCTGGTCGATGACCTGGTATCCCTTGCGCTTATATATCTGGCTTCGATCATCGCCGAATCGCGCAACATCTACGCCAAGCTCGATGACGCCATTATCATCAACAGGCGCAGAGCGCTTCATAGCCTCAAGAATACTGGCGAGAGTAAAGACCGCTCGCTCACTCTGTATCCGGGGCGCACCTTTCCAAACGTGCTCAGCAAGGAGAGGATCGCGCTTGAAGTCTGCTTCCATCTCAACTTGAAGCTCTTCAGTCCACCAGGGGTTGTCTTCTTTGCCAGGGAGAAGATCCACGCGCATCACGTCCGTGCGCCCGGTTATATGCGCAATGATCGGATCAATCTCAAGATCGGGATTCATGCTCAGCCATATCTCGGAGCCCGGCTTGCGGATGGTAGGAAAGAGGATTGTGCATGACTGAGCGGATAAACGTTGAGCTTCATCTACCCAAGCGATATCAAAGTTCTGAAGAGATTTGGAATCGTCCGATGTGACATCCGACATTCCGCGAAAAATAAAATGTGAGCCGACACTTGGCTTGTCGATATAGCGATCGGTTATCTTCCATCCCCGATACTTCAGTCGCTCAATGGATTCGACAATTGTTTTCCAGCTTGACTCTTCAAGTGTATTCTGATGCTCGCGGATACCAACAACATGCGTTCGCTGATAGTTCCCGCGCTGCACAAGTAGGGATGAGAGCGTTGTAGACTTTGCTCCAGCACCGCGCCCGCCGATGGCAAGCTTTACGCGCATTGGTTGTCGGAAGCATTCTAGCTTTGGTGGTACTCGCTCTCGCTCTCGCTGCTCCCAGAGCTTTATAAGCTTGCTCTGATCTGCATAAGTAAGCCTCTTAGCTATATCTGCATTCATGTCGTAGCCTTTGCCAATATATCTGCTATAAGCTTATCTCTTTCCTGTGGAGTTAGAGCTATTTCTAAAGGCTCACTTTTGACATTAAGATTGCCTTCAAAAGTTTCACGAAATCTAGTAGGATACAAAACCCGACAGCGCTCTTTTAGAGCACCAAGCTTTACGCTTTCACTTTTTGCATGCTTAGCTAGGTCATAAAGGTCTAGCATCATCTCTTCTTTCTGCTTTGCATCAAATACAGCAATACGAGCTACTAGATCTTGATCTTCTCTCATCCTAGCTTTTTCTTCATCACTAAGTGGGACAACAGTCAAAGCAATATCTAGATCTTGCGACCTTTCATACTGGCGATAGACAAGCTCAAGCTTGTCTGCCCAGCGAGAATCTGCTTGCTGCAAATTAGCTTGATTTTCCACTTAATAAACCTTCAATAAAATTATATCATACTCATGTGTACTTGTGTTAAATTATTTTCACATTAAACATATATACTTGTGTAATAGATTCTCCCTATCGCCTCAAGCTAACCAGTTATAGCCTTAGGTAGATAAGCCAAATCTTCCCGACACTGAACTGATTCATCGTCAAACTGACATTATTTCAATAAGCGTCAATGCTGACGCTAAACCGGTTCACAGTCAAAGTTGATAGATTTACGCTGTATTTTCTCCTAATTCCTTGCTATACAAGTACAAGTGAGTGTCACAGCCTAACTCCTTATATATATAGGGATTATTTAAGGCCCTGTCACAAGTGTCACGAGAGCGTCACGGCGTAAGTTGTTTTATCTAAAAGAGTTAGGCTGTAAGCGTGACACCGTGACAAAGTTTCTTGACTTTTTAAGGGGGGGGGGGGGCGTCCGAAAGAAAAATCCAAAGTAGTGTCACGGGCGTCACAGTGTCACGGAGGCCACTTAATTCGTTACAGTACAAAGAATTACGCTGTGACACTTCCGTGACAAACAGGGCCCCTTATAGGCGTCACGTCACAACTCCTTGTATTGTAAGCAATTATTGCGTTCGCCGTAATCATATATAGTAAAAACCATATACAGCATAACTCATTATACTATAAGGGTTTAATCTTTAGGTGTCCCTAAAAAACAGCCTAATCCCTTGTACTGTAATAAGTTACACAACTTTAATCAACTTCCTTCTATTATATAGGGATTTTCTACCTGATTTTCCCTTAGGAAAAAAAAGAAAATAATTCTCTTAGGCTATGTACAAAGCTAAATACCCGTGGTATATTATATATAGATTGATTAACAAGGAGTATGCAATGAACGAGTACAACACCGAAGAGTTTAGAAGGGCATCAGCACTGGCCATGGCAAATTGTCATGAGATGAATGCAAAAAGCCTTGAGAAGTTAGGAATGATTAGCGAAGCTAAAACGAATCGTGATAAGGCCAGAATGATTCGAAATAAGTGGGAGGTAAAGTAATATGATAAGCAAAGATATATTCCTCATGGACACTTTAGGTGAAGAAGCAATCCGCAAGCTTATTAAAATCCAAGCCTTAGTAGAAGAAAATAAAAATAAAGCCGTGACCTGGCCAGGAGTAGGGTCGATGCAAGAAGTTTGTAACAAGCTTGAGAGCGTATTAGCCTTTTTAGAAAACCGTGAGCCTAGGAGGTAAGTATGAAAGAGGTCAGGCAGATTTCCATGGATGAGGCTGACAGGCTGGGATATGTTCATCATGGGCATGTATACGTAGGAAACACAGAAGGCCATACCGGAGCATTTGTGCATGTAAGAATGTTAATGGATGCTAATATTGATGCTGTAGTAGTTGAGCTTAGAATAAGTAAGGAATGGGGAGGATTACTAATAGGCTATGCGATTGGGACAAGAGGCCAGAAAGAATAGAGAAAACCATATATAAGGCTTAGTTAATATCTAAGCCTTATATAAAAGAAAATGCTTTTAAGGGTTTACAAGTTTGAAAAGCTTGTATATAATATGGTTATTAAGTCGAGCGACTAGATTGCTCGCAAAGGAGACCAAGATGAGCAAGAGCATGAAGATCGTAGAGATGGCTAACAAGAAGCAAGACATTGCGCTTAGCGAATTGGCCAGGAAGATTGGGTCAACACCGAAGAAGACCGCTCGCCTCTTGGCTACTGTTTGCTATCGCTTTGGAATTGGGGCCTATACATTTGCCAATGGGCGTGGACGCACTGTTCGCTTCTATCAGGCTGCGTAGTTCCTAAGGGCGGTTCAACTCCGCCCCAGCCTGTATCTTGCCTCCCTTAGGAGGAGGCTAAAGCTTTACAGATAGGAGAAAATCATGAGCAGGAAAGACAACGCCCAGGTCGAGGGCCAGGTGGAAGAGCAGGTCCAGGCCGAGGGCCAGGTGGAAGAGCAGGTCCAGGTCCAGGGCAAGCTGACCGAAGAGCAGAAGAAGGCCAATAAGGCGAAGGCCAATAAGGCCTGGGCGGACAGGCGCAAGGAAGCCAAGCCTCGCGTCGTCCAGTTCCTTCGCGACAACAAGGAAACTCTCGGCCCCATCTACGACGACCTTTCCCTCCTCGTCGCCGCGGCCATGCGGGACCCCAGCAAGTCCATCAAGGCGAAGACCCCCGGCGAGCCGAGCATCAACGAGCAGCTCAGGGCAATGCTCGAAGCCGGTCCTGTCAGCGAGATGGACATCTTCAAGAAGTTCCGCCTCGGCGAATACGAGATGAGGGTCCGCACCCGCGGCTTCATCCTCGCCAAGGACTTGACCCAGCGCATCTGGGTCAAGTACAACCCGGACACCGGCGAGTATTTCATCGCTGGCAAGGGCGAGGCTGCTCCCGAGGGCTGGGACGGCTACCTCCCCCCGGAGAAAGCCGAGCTCTAAGCTAAGAATACTTAGCCACTAGCCCCGAGGGCTTTACCCTCGGGGCTTTCTTATACCCTTAACAATTAGCTACCAGACATTAGGTGTAATTCTGTCAAGGTGGATCCTACCTAACTAAATATTCAGTTAGTTGGCCCACTGTACTGCACTAACATAGAGTCTTCTATAACAAGCCTAGAATCAACCATACCGCGGCCAGTATAAAACCTTATAAGCATACAAGGCCTTAAGGCAGCTATGCTATATTCAAGTTTTGCTATATATAAAACGATATATTCGAGTTTCACTATATATGGAGTTTTCTTGTTTACAACGTAACCGTGTTGTGTTATAATTCTCTTACCTTAGGATGTGTATCATTGATGCAGGGGCAAAGTTGGAGCCCTGAGTTTAAGCTCGTCCTAGAGAAAGCAACCGCGGATATGGTGGAAGCCCATAGGAAGGAGGCCACTTGGCTAAGCGAGGAGAGCTATTAGAGAAGGCCATAGCTGATAAAAAGGTTTATGTGCAAATGGGTATAGCCACTGGCTATGTACTAAGAAGTGGAGGACTACTAGGCCTTGAAGGCGAAGAGGAAATAGTAGAGGCTTGGCTAAAGAAGAATAAGAAAGAGATATGGTATGAGCACGTCTAGCTGTAAGAAAGCCGTAAGAATCACAAGAAAAGACTGGGAACAATCTCTAGGCCTAGTAGATTATTCTATAGCCACATTACTAATGGCAGCAATTCGCAAGCAGCCTAAGCTTAGGCCTGTATTTCCTAGGCTTGCTTCCCACCTAGATAGGCTTGAAAAAGAACCCATAGGCCTGGGCTCAGTCTTTGGGCCGATCAGGCCGAGGTCCGGACGTCTTTTCAGGAGCTAGCACTAACATATAGCAGCAGACAAGAGAGGAGGAATAGAATGAAAGTAAAGAAGAATAGTAGCAGCCAAAAGGTGGATAGCGGACGTGGTAAGAGTTATTCGTCAGAATATCCGTATGGCCGACGCCATGATCTTTCAACGCCTACTAAGGCCTTAAGAAGGAGAGGGCTAAAGATGACAGACGAGAACCTTATGAAGTATTCTGGCCTAGATGTTTCAGGTTTAGACTCAGGAACTAGAATGAAAGCAAGGGTATAAGTATGGTAGTAACAGATTATCGTACTAAGACAGCGGCCGACTTGCTCTCATCTGAAACGGCTAATGAATGGCGTCGGCTTGCTGCAGAGTGCGGGCTAACAACACTCATTGAGAAACAAGATAACGGCGAGGTAGCATTAGCCTGGCTAAAGTTAGATAACCAAACAAAGAATGCGCTTAAATGGCTCTGTCCTATGTCAGCTACCTTAGACAAGTATAATCATGACATTCCGCCTATAGAGGCTCTTGGCCTTATTTCCTATGCTCAAATGACCAACGAGTTTACTAAAATCGAGATACATTATAATGACCGCTTGCCTGACCCAGTAGCTATTGGCACAAAGGGAAATGAAGCGTATCTCATTTGTGCATGGGGTCCTGAGGAAATGCCTGTTGAGAGATGGGTAGATAAGTTTCGAGCTGCAATCTTAGCTGGCTTTGATGGAATGAAGAAGCGGGCTATCGAAGCAATACAGTTAACTACAGCAGACTCAGCTATCCTTCAGTGGCTCCAGTACGGCTGGTGCAATGGGTCTATTGATATTAGGGACTTGCGCTGATGAGCAAAAATATAGCACAATTCTTGAGTGAAGAACTAGGTTCTGGCTACGCTAGGATGGGTGTAAATGCCTATTTGGGGTCTAACTTACAGCGTAGTGTACAATTTACGATCGATGATCGTTATTGCGCCTTGTGCGAGCAAGATGTAATAGAGCTTATAGCTGTTCTTAAACTTCGTCTTGATGGAGCGCACGGCTATTGCGCAACAGATACTAAATAAAGGAGGGGTAGTAGTATGAAGAAGGAATGGATTTGCCAAAAGTCAGAATATGACCCTAAGGAAGACAGGACTACTTTAGAGTTTGCCAAAAACCAAGGCAGAAGCTGGATATATATGTACCTTGAGTCAAACCAGGCCTTGAAGTTCAAGGGAGGTAAGATGTATGCTATAGGCTATGAATGATGAGGCTAGTTAAACTACGTGCAAACATAACAGCAAATGAAGATACTCAAGTTATAATTTTTATAGGTAAGAAAGGCCAAACGCTGCAGAATGCAGGAAGGGTCCTATTTCGGCCAGAAGAATGGAAGCTATTTAGCTCTGCTCTACTTGTTGGGGCTGAGCAGCTAAGAATCTTTGCCCTTACAGAAGGCAAAGAAGCTGATCTTGAAGTTGAAGTAGTTATAGACTAGCGAGGTAAAGGATGATGCGACCTGAAGATTGGGCAGAGGAAGTCAATGGTATTAAATACCTGTCGCCGACTAATTTTGCGAAAGCCACTGGGCGATCCGTGGGCAACGTACGCTACTTGATGGCGTACGGTAATAGAATAAGAAGGCTCAAGGTAGAATACCCTCTTGTCGGGTCACCTATGATTCCTTTTTCCGAGCTTACTGAGTTTCCCTTTACTACGCCAGGTCGTGGACTAGTAAGCATTTATCACTACAGCGAGGAAGGCCAGCCAGTAGTTCTCAGCCAAGATGAGACAAATAAAATACTGGAGGCTATAAAATGACCCCAGTAGAAGAAGAAGCAAAAAGAATAGAGCAGTCTCTTAATGATATTGAAAACCAAGCAAAGGCCCTTAAGCTTAGGCTTGCTGCAATTAACTTAACACGCACGGCTAAGTTAATGCCTTGGGTAGAATACTATGGCGAAGTAGCTTTATTCTGGGACTCATTCCATGCAGATGGAATGCCTGTTGTTGGTACTATAAAGATACTTCGTAAAACAGTTATAGATTCTTCAGATAATCAGCTAAGATTTTATACTAATGACCTATTCGATTCTACAGGAAGCGTGGGTCATGGGTATAAGTATTGCAAAATATTAAGTAGTTTAGTACCTCCCGACTTTATTTTTCAACTCAGAAAAGCTTTCAAGGGGTAGAAAGATATGCTAAGAGCCAAGTACGATGCCTATATAAAGAATGAAATAATCTATGTTGAAGATACTTGTGAACCTGCGACACGAAGCGTCACGAATGATGCGGAGCAAGTTGTTGGAGATGTTGTCAAACGCTTTGGCAACTATCCAATAAAGTACAAGGATACAGAGGGTAGATGGGATTGGCTCGTGCATCATAAAGGAGAGTTCATAGGCTTTAGACCAGGTATCGAGCCTTATGAGGGCAAGTCTTTATTTTCTACGGAGGGCCTATGACCTTCAAAACAGAACCATATGCCCATCAACTTGCTCTTTTTGATGAGTATAAGGACAGAGAGTATTTTGGCCTGTTCAATGATATGGGTACTGGAAAGACTAAAGTAATAATAGATATCGCAGCATATAAGTTAGAGTCGCAACAAATAGAAGCAATGCTTGTCATTGCGCCTAATCATGTACATGCTCAGTGGATACGAGAGGAACTACCTAAACATTGCCCATGTCGGTTTAGAAGCATGGAGTGGAGCTCATATAGAGGAAAACAGAAGTATTGGACTGACCAACTTCGCGATCATATTGATGAAAAAACTCCGGGACTTCTTAGAGTCTTTGCAGTCAACGTGGAGGCTTTTCAAGCTGATAGCATTATACCATGGGTTGCGGCATTCGTACAACGTAATAAATGCTTCATTGTTGTTGATGAGGCTACACGAATAGGCAATGCAAGGGCCAAGAGGTCAAAGGTAATTCATAAGCTCAACAAGTACGGCTATAGAGCTATACTAACAGGAACACCTACCGCCAAATCCCCATTCAAGCTTTGGAGCATGATGGAGTTCCTGAAAGCAAACTATTTCGATTGCAATGAGTTTATTTTTGCGCATCGCTATGGCGTCATGATGAAAGGCTTAAATGAGCAGACAGGTAAAAAGTTTAATACTTTAATAAACGAAGAAAAATGGGGAAAAACAAAATCTAGTATTGAAAGATGGAAAACGGCAAAGGGAGAGCTCCCTTTAGCTGAGGAAGACTACGAGGCAATTAGTGAGCTTTGTGAGCTCAGCGTAAAAAATATAAAGTTTATAGCTGAAAGCGAGCAATTTGCTAGGTTCAAAAACTTAGCGGGCCTAAAGAATATAATTGCAAAAGATACGTCATCAATCAAGAAAGAGGACTGCCTAGACTTGCCTCCAAAAGTTTATGGCCAGCGCTACGTATCTATGTCTAAAGAGCAGCACAAAGTCTATAACGACTTGAAAACAGAACTACTTGCCGAGTATGCAGGGACGGAGCTAAGTGTTACAAATAAGATTGCGCTTGCTACACGGCTACGTCAAGTAACAGGAGGCTTCTTTCCATTTGTTGACGCTGAAGAAAGGTTCAGCCCTGAGCGTGGTGAATGGTATACAAAGCTAAAGGCTGGAGCCCTTCCTATTGGAGATAAGAACCCAAAAGTAGAAGCACTTCTCGAAGAACTAGAAGAGATTGGTGAAGGCGAGCCAGTAATAGTATGGGCAACTTTTACCGCTGAGCTCAGAGCTATTCATGCTGCAGTAGTAAAAGCAGGCTATAAAGCCTGCTTGTATTATGGCGCGACATCTGATAGAGACAGAGAGCTCATCAAGCTAGAGTTTATGGCAGGAAAGTATGATATATTTGTAGGTAATACTGCAACAGCAGGCTATGGATTAAACCTTCAGCGCGCTACAAATCAGATTTTCTTCTCCAATAACTTTGACACGGAAGGCAGACTACAGGCAGAAGATAGGTCTCACCGTATTGGCGTCAAAGGCACTTGTTTATACAAAGACTTGATAGTCAAGGGCACAATTGATGAAAGGGTAGCAGAGGTAGTAAAGGAAGGCAAGGACCTTAATGACTTCTTCAGGACTGCTGACCTTAAAACATTGCTTGGCGGCGATGAGCAAGATGATTTTGCATTCTAATAGGAGGCTATATGGAGACTAGCAAGACAGCAGGAACGTTACTCTTAAAGGAGGCAGAGCAACCGGATGCTCCTGACCAGAGCTCATTAGAGCAGCTGCAAGAACTAGTACTGGCGCTACGAAAGAAGGACGAAGAGATAGCACTGCTCGAGCAGAAGCTAGAAGAGGCTGGAAAGGCAAGGTCAGAGTTAGGCCGCATACAGATTCCGCAGCTGATTCGTGCTCTCGGCATCAGTGAGCTTAAGCTTGCGGATGGCGCGAAAGTAGTAGTCAGTGAGTTGGCTGACGTGTCAGTGCCAGACGAGAAAGAAAAAGCCTTCCTTGACTTTCTCGTTAAGCGCAAGGAAGATGATATTGTCAAGACACATATCGCGCTTCCCAAGATGAGTGGGGAAAGGAGGCAGGCTGTTCTAGACTTCCTGGCTGCTTATGACTATGACTATGAGGCCAAAGTCGGAGTTCATCCTCAAACACTTAAGGCCTATGCTAAGCGTCTTCTTGGTGTAGGCGTTGAGAAGGAAGCCCTTAAGCAAGGTATTGTTGATAAACGGTATCTTCGCAAGGAGGATGTTGCTGATGTCATGAATGTCTTCACATTCTTTGACACAAAGATTGTGAAGAAGAAGGTGAAGCTATAAAAGGATATCAAAGCCAAGAGAGGCTATTGATATAAAGGAGAAACTATGCGAGATGAGAAAGAGCTGAAGCAGGAAGCCGAGGAGCTCCTGAAGAACCTCGGGGAATCCTCCGTCAAGGATACGATGGAAGGATTCGAGGATGTAGACGGCTCAACTAAAGCCGTCCCTTTCCTCAGGATTCTGCAGAGCCTAAGCCCCCAGGTCAATCCCGACGACCCGGATGCTGTAGAAGGCGCAAAGGTCGGGGACCTGTTCAACACGGTCACGAAAGAGCTCTATGGCAGAGAGGTCAGATGCATTATCCTCAAGTTCGAGCACCTCTATATAGAGTGGCTTCCGGACCGAAAGGGCTTCGTCGGGTACCACTCGCCGGAAAACGCGGAGCGCCTCGCCATAGATAAAAGCAAGTTCGGGAAGTGGAAGACAGCGGAAGGCAATCTTCTCCAAGAGAACTATGTCTATCTCATCCTCGTTGAGGGCTATGAGCGGGAGGGCATGATGGTGCTCTCTCTTTCCTCGACGGCAATTCCCGAGGCCAAGATGCTCAACAGGCTTATGACTTCTCACTATCTGCCGAATGGTGAGCTAGCGAAGCCATACTACCTGGTCTGGGTCCTTAAGACCGAGCTGCAGAGGAAGGATTCATATACTTGGTATAGCCCTCGCTTCGTCTTCGATGGCTATATCGGTGACTCCTTCCTCTCGCTCGTGAAGCAGGAACGTCTGGCGCTACCAGCTAAGAAGGTAGACTACGCGCAGATCGCTGCTCCGGTGGAGAGTGATAGCCAGGCGGGGGACTTCTAACCGTCATGTACATTATCCGGGCTTTTAGCATAAGGTTCGAGACCTTATAAGCTAAAATATTGTAGCCTCTAATTGTGGACCTGAAGACTAGTAGTGTAGAAGTAACATACGGAAGTTTGTAAGGCCTTCCGAGATTGTGGGTTCAAGCCCCACCTAGTCTTAGTTAATATATTGTGAGGGGGCATGTGTGGCGAATGAATCTCAGTCCCTGCTGCTAGCTGACTATATGGAAATATTCAGCGGGAACATTCATAATTATGGAGTGCATCGCTATGCCTTCAAGGAAAATGGAAAAGAGGAAGGGAGTAATTCAACAGTAAAGAATAGACTTCTCACTTTAGAGGAGTATAGAGCACATATAGATGGAAAGATTGGCTTAGGTATTGTACCAATAGATGAGTCAGGTTCTTGTAAGTTCGGTGTTGTTGATGTTGACGTATACGATGCAGACTTATCTCTTTATTTAAGAGCCGCGGAAAGAACGGGGATTCCACTTGTCCCTTTTCGTTCAAAGTCTGGTGGTCTCCATGCATATCTCTTCTTAAGGCAGCCCGCGCCAGCCCGTGTAGTAGTTGAATTACTAGGGGATATTGTTAAGCTTCTTGGCCTGGATTTATTTGTCAAGCATAGATTGAATCGGATCATAGAGATATTTCCTAAGCAGACGAAAATGGCTCCAGGAGATGTAGGTAGCTGGATAAATATGCCCTACTATAATGCAGAAGACACTAAGCAATACGCAACTGTAGGAGGAAAGCGCCTCTCATTGTCAGAAGCCCTTGCCTATATAAAAGATAGAAGGAAGACAGCTGAAGAACTAAGAGGCCTTCTTGATGCCTTACCTTACATAGACGGTCCGCCTTGCTTACAAACAATTCAGCTTCTTGACGCAGTAGGCAAGGGTGGAGGTCGGAATATGTACCTCTTTTCCTTTGCTGTTTACCTTAAAAAGAAAGAGCCAGAGTTCTGGGAGCAAAGGCTATTTGAAGTTAATGAAACACTTGGCGAGCCATTAGAAAGGGATGAAATAGAAAAGACGATTATAGGTTCAATACGGAAAAAGGACTATTCATATAAATGTGGTGAAGCCCCATGCACAGACTTCTGCCGGAAGTCTGTATGTAAGACAAGAGAATATGGGGTAGGAAGAGAAGGCGGCTTTTTCAGCGAAGTTGAGTTTGGCCAACTAGTCCAGATAAAATCACTTGAGCCATACTATGAATGGCAGGTAAAACTTCAAGGCTCGGAAAAGTATGAAGTGCTTCGGTTCAGGAACGAAGCAGATATAATTGGGCAGGATGCATTTATGCGGCTTTGTGTTCAGCACCTTCACTATCTACCTATAAAAGTCAAGCCATCTGTCTGGACACGTACAGTTAACCAGGCTCTGGCGGAAATTAAAATCCGGGAGGTAGATAGAGAAGACGATACGTCTGGGCCGGGAATGCTGCGAGCTTTAATGCTAGAGTTTCTTACTGATAAAGCTAAAGCTGGAACTAAGGACCATATTCTTAGCAAGCGGGTATTTGTTGATAAAGAATCAAAGTCATTCCTATTTCGTGCTTCTGATATGTCTGACTTTGTATTTGGAACAAAAGGCTTTCGCTACTCTACGCCAGGTGACCTACATGGCATACTTCATGATGTGGGAGCAGTACCTACACGAATACGAACAGAGAGTGGGAGACAGGTACGAGTATATGAAATCAAGGAAGATGATGTCGCTCGACTTGGCCTGACTCCTACCTCTCCATTCATGGCAGACTTTTCCAAAAAGGCCTCGGAGGATTTTTAGTGAAGACGATCGCAGTACTCGGTGCACCCGGCTGTGGCAAAACTACTCGGCTCATGGAGATTCTTACAGAAGAATTAAAGGAAACAGCACCTAGCAGAATTGCCTTTGTATCTTTTACCCGTAAGGGTACTTATGAGGGTGCAAAGCGAGCCGTGGATTTGCTTGGCCTGCGGGAAGAGGATCTTCCCTACTTCAGAACCCTTCACTCGATAGCATTTAGAGAGTGTCGTTTTAGCCGTTATGACATGGTAAGTCGTACAGACTATAGAGAGTTTAGCAAATTAATGGGTATGAACTTTACTGGGTATTACACGGAGGATTTATTTGGAGAGGACGACAAGTATTTGTTTGCTCACTTCTTAAGAAGAAATAATACAAAAGCTGCGGATATAGTTGAAGAAGGAATGAGTGAGTCTAAATTAATAGAAGTAGCCCTTAACTTTGAGAGATATAAAAAAGAAAATGCAGTCACGGACTTTACTGATGTTATAGAACAGTTTGTAGCTAAGAATACACCACTTCCAATTGATGTAGCTATAGTTGATGAGGCTCAGGACTTGACCTCACTGCAGTGGCAAATGTGTGAAGTAGCATTTAGGAACTGCAAAAAGCTATATATTGCTGGGGATGACGATCAAGCTATATACGAGTGGTCGGGAGCAGACGTTAGCAAGTTTTTAGTACTTGCAAGAACTGCAGATGAAATACAGGTACTAGGCAAGAGCTGGAGGCTCAGAAAGGAAATATTAGCCGAGGCTAAGGGCATAAGTACAATGATATCAGATCGCGTTGATAAACGGTTTGATCCAGTTGGCGCGGGTGGTGTTGTCTCAGTATATAATAGCCTTGATGAAATTGAAATTACAGCGGGTGAATCATGGTACTTTCTAAACCGCAATAACTACTTCTTGTCATCAATCCGTGAGTTTCTACGTAAGAAAATAAAAGTCTTTATTGATAAAGAGGCTCTATCCTATGACCCTAAGCATGTTGAAGCTATAAAGGTATATGAAGTAGCTAGGCGAAGAGGAAGCCTAGCTGATGTAGAAACAATAAAGCTCAGAAGTTTTCTTAATAAGGGCTATGACTTGAAAAAGCCATGGTTTGAAAGCCTCAACTTTGAGGTTGACCAGAGCGCATATTACCGTGACTTGATCCGCACAAAGGCTAGCCTAGAAGATCGCTCTATAACAGTCAGCACTATTCATGGCGTGAAGGGCGGAGAAGCCGACAATGTAGTACTTACAATGGATTTTACCAAGTCCGTAAAAGAGAGCATAATGAAAAGGCCAGATGCTGAGCTCAGGTGCTTATATGTAGCAGTAACGCGAGCAAAGAAAGGACTTCATATTGTGCATTCAGCCACTAAGAATGGCTATGACTCTTTTATCAAGATAGGAGGATAGCAGAATGTCAGAGAAAAGGTATACAGCCCCAGATCATACTTCGAATGATGTTATAGCATCACAGAAGTATGATGTGCCCGCACAATGTGGCGATTGCTATGAATGGTTCGATTTTACCATTCATGCTATTTGTCCTAACTGCGGCTCGCTAGAAGTAGTGGGGATGAGATGATAGCAGAAGAGCGAAAAGTATTTGAGGCCTTGATAGAGGACAAGGGTCGTGACCATCAGCAGGTAGTCGCAATAGGCGAACTCGCAGAGCTCTCCTCTGAAATAGCAAAGATGCTAAGAGGGAATGGAAGTGAGTGGAAACTAATAGATGAGATAGCTGATGTAGGCATAGTTCTAGACCAGCTCCGTCTTATGTATGACCCTGATGGCTCA